CGTAGATAGTACGTACAACTTCACGGTTGATTTCAGCAAGAACTTCAGCAGAAAGAATGTTAGCAAGTTCTGCTTCAGCGTCAAGACCATGGATCGCCTTAAGGTCTTGAGCGAGTTCTAGTGAATACTCAGCTTTTAGAGCGCGACCTTTTGCTTCAACAGCAACTTTCTCGATCGAGAATGACATCTCGCGGAAAGCGGTTGATGTCGAAGATCCTAGAGCTTCCTGAGTCGCGGTGTTCATACCACCGACAGCAGCATAATTACCAGGTGATGAAGCGTTAAGAACTGAAGGGTTAGTTGCGTTCTCACCAGTTGCAGCAGAATATGCACCGTCGTCTGCAGAGAATCCAGAAGGAGTCTCGTTGTAGAATGCTTCGTTGGTGAATACGTTGGGGGTTGCACCGTTACCATCGCGGTCAGCACCACGTTGTGAGCGCATTGCGAAGATAAGTCCGGTAGGACCAGACATTGGTTGGACACCGCAGATGTCATATGCCATCAACTTAGGCATTGAACGGCGGATAAGACTGATTAGAACAGGGTCGAAACCAGCAACAGGTGGGTTAGCGCCTGAACCTGAGAAACCACCATTACCAGCAGCGTTGGTTGGAGTCTCGGTGATTAGACCACGCTCTTCGCGGAGGAAACGCTCTTGGTTCTCCAGAAGAACAGCGGTAACTGCACGTCTATGACTATCTTTAATTGAATCTAGACCTTCGTGCTCAAGCACGGGAGACCACTTCTCCTGAAGGTTTTCTGAATTATACATTGAATGTACTCCGTTGTTTGTTTGTTAGGAAGTTAATATTATTTATTACTAGACCACTTTGAAAGTGCGGCGGCATATACAGCCATCGAACCTTCTTCCGCGATAACTTCATGTTTTTCTACAAGATCTTCAGATGAAGATGCTTGTGATTTGGGGAAATAATTTTCCTTGATCGTTTCGATCTTTTCACGATAAGACTCTTCACTAACGAACTCAACACCTTCTGCGAGAGAGGCAAGCTTTTCTTTTTGTGTTTGAGCAAGACCTTCGGATACTTCTCCAATGATTCCATCTTTAATATAGGTTCCGACTGACTTGTTGAGCTCAACGTTTACTTCGATTTGCTCATTGAGTTTCTCTTCCATTTGATCAAGTTTCTCGGACATTTCACCGAGAATATCATACTTATCTTCAGGGATATCGACATAATGTTGTTCAAAGAGTCCTTTGAGTCCAAGGATAAACTCTTCTGTCAAGTCACTGCGAAGACCGCTGTCGATTGCAATTTGATTCTCACCAACCCATTGCTCGGCAACGTAGTCAAGGTGAGCATCAACTCTTGCCTCTACAGACTCAGCGATCTCCGCGATTTGTTCTTCTAATTTTTGTTCGTAGGTCTTCTCTAGTTTTTCTAGTTCTTCGACTACTTTTGATTTTACGGCAGCTTCGAAGATAGTTGCTGCTTTAAATTTGAACTCCTCAGAGAATTCTTCTCCACGAAGAAGTGCTTCAACATCATCTGAAACATCAATTGATAGTTCCGCATCTACTTCTTCACTTTCCTTCACACCACTTTGACCAGGCGCTGAACCGTCAAGAGTTGGCATTGGATCTGGAGTGCCACCAGTTTTGTTAACAACGTTAGAGAGTTTCTTTGCTTTCGCAGAAACTTTCTTACCGGGAGTTTCTTCTGTACCTGGTGATGGTTTCGTTAATGGACCACCAAGATCTTCCGCAGAACCAGTTTGTCCTGGAACTGTGTTATCGATCTTAGGCATAGGATCAGCAGCACTCGCGTTAGCGGTCACCGACTGTTCCTCTAGGTTTTCATTATTTGCATTCGACATGGGATTCCTCTAAAGAAAGACTGTAATTCTATAATAATATTTATTAAATTTTTATGTTAAGTAAAAAGCTTTCAAATACTTTCAACTTTTTATCTAGTAGATCGTTGCGCGAAGATTCATCTAGATAAGCTTTTGCTTTCTCTAATTCAGATTCTCCCCATGATCCATTTGACCAGATCCATTCTTTTCCTTCCATAATACCTTCTACAAAAGCATCAGGTGCGGAAGGATCAGCAACGATATCAGCAGCAGTAGAAAGCATGAAATCATCTTTAACGATATTCATACCATCTCTTCTTTCAATTGACCCAAGTCCCCTGGATGAAACTCCGAGTTTTACACCTTCATCTAATAAATTTTTAGCGATTCTCCCCATGGGAGTTTCGAGAATTTTTGCTTTACCAATAAAGTTTTTCCCTTCTGATTGTAAAGAAACAATCTTATGAGAAACACGGTCTAGATTAATTGTTGGTCCGTCAGGGTGACCCAACTCTCCTAAAGCCCTACCTTTCTGAATGTAGTTTTCATTATACTTAGATACTTCACGGTCTAAAGTATCGTATGGGTACATACGTCCATTACGATTTTTAATATCCGATTGAAGGAATACACCTTCAATAAAATGATTCTTTTTGCCATTAGAATCTTCAGTAATAAACTGAATATCTACAATTTCTTCTGAGATAAGTTTCATTGTTCTGGGGGTTCTTCTGGACTTTCCACTTCCGCATTATTTGATACTTCAACTTCAGTTTCGGATTCGGGTTCCTCTTCTGTTGACTCATTGTCTGGGTCAAAGAAGTGTTTAGCAATTTCAACCTTTCTTGCTTGAAGTTGCTCGGAACTTTTTCCGTACAAAGCATTATAAATTTTTTCATTTGCGTTGATGTTATCTTTATCCAAGATCGCATCAACGATTTCTTTTGATACTGAAGACATAATTACTCCATTCTATTTATTAAATGTTTCCTTTATTATAATCGGAAGGTGAGATGGCAGCAGCAAAAGCACTATCTAAATCAGATCCTGCTTCCGCATCTGCACCTCCGCCGCCATTAGGTGGTGCTTGTTCTCCACCCATTTGATCCATCATTTGCATAGGATCTTGAATGATCCCAAGCTTTTGTTCATTTTCAATTTGAAGATCCATCTCTTCAATTTCTTCATCAGTAAAATGAAGAACTTGTTTACGTATATACTCAACTGAGAAATACTTACCTATATAGGGTTCCATTAAGCCAACAGAATTTAATCTTTCTGTTAACAACTCATTATCTTTTAATTCAGTGAAATGATTATCAAAGATATAATCATACTGTATATTTTCTTTTAAATCATCCCAATCATCAAGAGTCATAATACCCTTGAGTACCAATTGAGTCTTTAAAAGATCGTGGAACATTTCTGAGAATTTTTTACGTAGACGACCTACAAATTTAGCAAACTTAAGTTCGTCACGGGTAATCTCATTTGTTCTTCCAATAGTGAAAGACGATTCTTGCTCTAGTCTTGAAAGAGGAATGTTCAATGACTTGTATAGTTTCTTCTGGAAATACTTAACGTCTTCTAGTTCTCCAAGGTTCTGTCCTCCAGGCAGCGTAGTAATTTCAGTACCACGTCCACCCTCTCTACGAGGTAACCAAAAATCTTCAAGCATACTCATATGCTTACGGTCATCACGTACTTCACCAGTCGCTGAATCATAAACCAACTTATTACGATAACGGTTCATTACCTCTCTAAGGTATTGTTCCGCTTTCATCTTTGGTAGATTACCAACATCAATATAGAAAATTCTACGCTCAGGAGCGCGTGACATTCTATAGATGACCAAAGAATCTTCAATCATGCGGAGTTGATTAACCGCTTTAATTGCTTTATGTAGGAATGATAGAACAGAGTTTCTATTATGATCCATCAATCCAGAGTTAACAAAGGTAATTGCATCAGAAGCAATCTTTAATCCTTTTGCTTGAGTTGCTTTATATCCATGTGGAAAGTACATGTAATACTCAAGTGTCTCGCCGTAATCAAATTTTTCACCGGCTGGACCCCTCTCCATTTCAGTAACATTAGTTTTCTTTTTGATTACTTCCCTAACTTTTTTAATTTTTAAAGCGTCAATATATCGTAATTCTTTAATACCTTCTTTGGGGTTTTCAAAATCAATCATTTTATGATAATGAAGTCTTCCATCTACATACCAACGACGAAAAATGTCATGACATTTTTTATCAAAATCTAAAAGTTTTAAGATATATCTAAACTCTTCTCTAATTTGTTTTTTAATTTTTTCACTAACTTCTAAGTTAGAGAGTTCAATATTAACCGGCGCAAAATCTAAGTCACTACTAATTGACTCATTAATTATATCATCAATAGCACTATCACACTCTGGATGTAATGCTATTTCTCTGTATTTTTTAATTAACTCAAAATCATTTTGGTTTTTGGGGATGCCATCAATATCTACATACTGACCAAAATAGGCACCTGCCGCTACTGTGGAGGTGCCATCATCATTATTGGGAGGAGCTGGAGAATAAAGTTTTCCTTTCTTCTTGCGCTCCTCAATTGAAAATCCAAATAATTGGGACATAGTATAATGCGCTTCTATTCGTCTCTTTTATTTATGCCCCTGCAGATGTGTCAAGAGCTGGTTTAGAGACTTCATAGTAGTTGTACTGGAATTCAACAGTAAATTCTTCAATCTGGTCGTTAGACTCATATGAAAGATCTATTGCAGAAATTGACGATGGCCATGCATCATAGAATGTATAAGCACGAACAACGTCCATACCATCAGTGCCACCAGCAGTAATAGATTGTGGTGTTTTATTTGGAGTTTGTTGATCTCTACTCAGTTGGAATACTGAGAGATCTACACAATATCCTGGATTGTCATCACCGTATCCCAATTGTGATACGTTCTCGGTTAAGGCGTTAATACCTCTAGACCAAGTTTCAAATGCTTTACGGATACCGAACTCACCGTCATTTACGACAGTTACTGACCATGGTTCAAATGTCCTATCTCCAGCAACTTTCAGCATTCTGCCTCTAAAAGGAACATCAATAGTTCCAATTGTAGATGCAGGAAGTTGAGCAGTTTTTACTAGAAATTCAGCCCTTTCTGTAATTAGTGGTGATGAATCGACTTGACCGATGTCTGCAATTGATGATAGTGTTGTTGGAAAATTTAAACGTACTAAAAATAGATTTGGTCTAGCACCACCATTTATAAGTTTAGTTTTAAATTCAGAGATACCTCTTGCCATTTTCTTTTTCTCCTAGTTATTGGTTAGCGAAAGGGAATATATATTAAGAAATTAGTTCACTGAATGAGACACCAGTTCTGGTGGCAACAAACGTAATTGTGATAAAGTTAATAGAACGTGCAGGTTTGATGAAAATTTCAGCAACCAACTCATTTCTATCAATAACATCTGGTGTGTTATTTGAAGTGTCGCATACAACTAAGAAGTCGTAAATACCTCTTCTACCTTGAACACCCCTTAAGTATGGTTCAACAGCGGATCTAAATCCTGCTCTTGTCAATTCATCGTTAATTTCAAATAGTTGATACTTGGAGAAATTAGCAATATTTTTTTCAAGTTCAATAAACAAACGACGAACGTTAATTCTATCGAATGCTGAAGGCGAAGCAAGACCAGTCTTATCACCAAATAGAACAATACCTTGACCAGGGAATGATGTAATTGGGTTAATTCTATTTGTGTATAATCTATCTCTTTCAGCCTGTTTCGGACTATATGCAAGTTTAGTTGCATTTAGAACTTGACCTCTGTTATATCCCGCAGGAGAGAACCAGGTCTCAGAATTAATTGTTGTGGATAGACATAGACCAGCAACATCAGCAGCACATGGTACATAACGATAAACATCATTATACTTATCATAAATGTATTTGTAACCAGAATCAAACATTGCATATGATGTACTCGTTAAACCCCTAAAGAATTCAACAATGTCATCAGTTTTTTTAGATGTACTGTTTGAGTTAATTACTGCACTACGTGGTGGTGAACAAACCACAACGCAATCTCTTCTCTTCTCTGCAATTGCAATTAATCTAGAAACAACAGAGGCACTAATCGTACCAGGAACTAGGAAATCAATATCACCGAATACTTCGGGATCTTCTACTAGGTTATATCCAGTTACAATACCATCAACTACTGCTTGTTTCTTACTAGCAGTACTGTAATCATAGTCACCACCTGCTGAAAGAGTGTCGCCATTTGTTGAAGATCCACTAAAACTGAATAGTTTGAACAAAGCGTTGTTTCCAGATACATTAGGATTTGTTTGTGTAAATCCTGCACCGTGACCAAGCAATTCAAGTAATTCAGTTGAAGTGTTTACAAATGAGTCATCACCATGATAGATGTATTCTGATTGGTTAGTTACAACTGTTTTCCAGAATTTTGTAGAACCTTCAGTTGTTTTAGCATCAGATGCTTTAGAGACATAAGTTAGTGATTCTAAAATTGTTCCAGGAACACCACTTACCTTTCCTTTAGTGTCAACTACTACAATATGAAATTCGTCAAACTTACCTCCCCTATCAGAAACCGATACTGAAGTACCTGGTTGTGGTGCAACTGAAATCCATTTTCTACCAGTTGCATATTCTAAATCACCATAGGTGTCATTACTAGTAACTGCAGTTACAGTCGCTACAGTATTACCAGATGCATCTTTAAGAACTTCAGTTCCGCTAAGTCTCTTCGTGGTATCCCATAGAGTAATTTCTAAAGTATCATTACCAATAGTCTTATACACATTACCTTTTACACTACTACCCCATGTAAGATAAGTTCCAGCAACTGGAAGAGCAGCACCGACTGTAGCAGCATCAAACGTTAAGTCTGCACCACCGCCACCACCAAGATTAGCATCGGAAACAGTGATGGTGTCATCTACTGCATATCCAGAACCTTTAGCGGTAATTGTAACTGTTGCATCACCAGAACCGTCTACTACAATCGAGAAAGTAGCACCGGTACCTGAACCAGCAGCGCTATAATCTGAAGCACCGATTGTGTATGTGCCGGCAGTCCTTGATGCATCAGCAGCACCAACAGTATCCACAGTATCCAACTGTCCAGCAGCAGGTGTTACTGTTACTTTTTGGTCTGATCCGTGGTCAACAACTGAGACTGTTACATCGTTATTGAATGATCCGGATGTTCTAGCTGCCCACATGAAGGGTAAACTAGTTTTGGTTTCGTAATCGTCTTTATTTTTAATTAGTAAATCTGTCGCAGATGTACCGTCAGCCTTGATGTTTGCATTCTTAAGTCCGAGATCTGTTTCTCCTGATGGTCTAATGACTGCTACAACACCGCCGTACTGGATGACAGTTGATGCAGCAAACCAAGACTCAAAATTATTTGAGTTTGGACGACCAAAAATTTCGACAAGTTCTCTTTCGCTTGCAACGTAGGTTACCGCATCGGTAGGACCACGTTCAGCGTCAATAGCAACAACACCAATATTTTGATCAGCTACTGATACGGTAGCTGTAAAATCAAGTTCTTTGACTAGTACTCCGGGTGAAGCTAATGCCATTTCTTATATCCTCTATGAGATTTTTTCTCTGAACTATTTAGTATTTACTAGTTTTTGAGGGGGGAAACAATGCACGAACACTACCAATCAGGATAATTGTAGTTTTGGATCTTGATATTTTTATAATATCTATTATCTTTAATTCTTTTTATAGTACATACTTTACATTCGTATGAATATGAGGATGGACAACTTCCTTTATGTTTTCTGCTCAAATAAAAGTCTTCTAATAAACTTTTAATTTCACCACATTTTTTACATTTTCTTTCAGAAAATAAAAGATGCTCTAAAGAAAATTGATCCGATAAATCCATTATAACTCCCTGTAAGCATAATCAAATATTATTCTATTAAGACTATCTCTCATATACCATAAATGTTCTTGTTCATTCGCTGGTCTAGCAGGATAACCCTCCCATCTTTCTAATCTTTTTTCCACACAATGATGAAGTAATCTTATATCTTCTATACGAAGAGATACCTGATAATCATAATTTTCATTTGATCCTTGCATCATTTATATTCCCACATATATGACATATCTCCATATTCATCTACTTTGTTCCAAACATCTCCAGACTCATCAACATAAACATCTTGATCATCAACACCATTTACAATAAACCCAAATGGTGCCATATCTTCTTCAATTGATTCACGTTGGTCTTCAAAAATTCTTTTTCTGACATCATCGGAAGTTAACTCTCTAAAATAGTCTTGAACTGCCAACCATGCAAAAATAACCAGACACATAGCAAGGTCATCATTACATCCTTCTTCTGCTTCAAATGATTGTTTTTTCTGGATGAATGTTGTCATCTCAGCAATAATATCATAGTCGTTAATTAATAACTTATCATCTTCTATAAGTGCTTTTAGATTTGAACATCCAGTTTTTTTAACGGTGGAAGTCATTTTGATACCTAACTGCGATTTATGTGAAAATCCTTGGCCAACAATTTGTCCAGCACGACCTCTCATCGCACACATTAAAAGATTTTCGTATTCCATATCAAATTGCATAATATCTGCAACCTGTCCACCAATATCATTTACCTCGCATAATACATATGCTTTATTATAACTTCTAGCAACAGGATCAATAATATTTGGAAATAACAATGGTTTGATCATATTGTTTTTATATTTAGCAACAACTCTATAAGGAATAGTAGTAATGTCTACAACAACAAACGCAGAATAATCATTACTAACACCTCTAGATACATCAACAGTCATTACATACTCATGATCTGGTAATGGTTGTTCATATACATCCAAACCATTACGTCTTTCTAATGGATCTTCATAAACCATTGTTCTTAGTTTGGATGCAGCAATGAGTGTATCTACAGATCCTAAGAACTCGCATTCAAATTCCTGAGTAAACTGACGTTCAGATGTGTTCTTAATCGTCTGTTCTTTCCAGGCAGCGTCTCTGCCTGGTACTTGAGACCAATGGACTTCAGTTGTTGTATATTCGTTCTTACCCCTCTCAGCGTCATGCCAGAGCTTGTAGAACATGTTCATCCCATTTGGGGTTGAGATGATAATAACTTTGGTAGATTTACCAGATGAGATAGTAGGATATACAGAGGAGAAAAACTGTTCAGCGATATGATTTGGAACGAACGCAAATTCGTCCAAGAAAATAATGTTAAATGACATACCTCGGACAGCAGAACTAGACGTTGATGCTGCAAGGATTTTAGATCCGTTTTCTAATTCTACATTACCCTTATTCCATGCAAGGATACCATGTTGCATCCAGCGGGGTAAATTTTCATATGCTAACTGCAAACGGGATAGTAGTTCTCTTGAAGTCGATGCTTTGTTAGCAAGAATACCAATATTTACATTGTCATTAAATATGATATAATGAAGCAAGTAAGAAACAACAGTAGTAGACTTACCGGTCTGCCTGGGTAGTTTTGCAATGTTAAACCTATTCTTATGAAAACATTTTACCATTTCCTCTTGGAAATCGTACAAGTTAAATGGTACTAAACCTTCATCTAGTGAAACAATTTTAATATAATTTTTAGCAAAATATACAGGATTTCCCTTACACTTAATAAACTCCTGAACTTGATCAGGAGTAAATTCTATTGGTGTATTAGCTTTTTTTAAATTGGGATTTCCTAAGTATATACTTTCAGACACAACAAATTATTCCAACTGTAATTATTTAGAGGTCACCAAATTTATCACGCATATCTTCCATTTGTTTTTTCTTTTCTGAAAAAACACCATCGATATATCCTGCACGATATTCCCAAGTTTGACCACCCTCTTGTCCTTTCTTAGGATTAATACATTGATGGTTACCTAGCTTGTTGCAAACAAGACCAGCAAGGTCAAGCTCACTAGAATCAGATGAATCCCCAGTGCCACGCCAGACATGTGTACCATTAATCCAGGTGGCCCCGCACTTTTCGCATTCTTTCCTTTGCAATTTCAAATCAGATAGTTGCTTTTCGTTTTCCATTAAAGTTCCTATGGTAAATGGTATTCACATTATACCAAACTATTTAACAAAGTTTGTATTGCTTAAGACTTAAATTAGATTATGCAGACACAGAGTTATTATCTTTATCGTGTCTTTGGTATGCTGCTGGAGTTCTGGTTGTATTGTCTGAATTTCTTGCTTGATATGTTCCGGGTGTTCTAGATGTATTATTTGATTTTCTCGCCTGATAATCATCATTAAAATCTTTCCACTGTCTTTGTGTCCACCCTTCATTACCATCGAAGTGTGTGACAGTTGTTGATCCTGGTTGAGATGAATCGGCCGTATTTGATTTGTCGTGCCTTACAAAACTTAAGTTAGCCATATTAGCAATTCCACTTCCTTAGTGATTTTGAGAGACGATCATCTCCGGTATTATTTGATGGTTTTTGACGCTTTCTCATTCCCTTCATTCGAGCGCAGAACGATGCCCTGCGGGGGTTTCCAACCTTTTTGCTTGGTGCCTTAAGGTCAGATCCTGGATTTTCCTTTTCATAAGATCTTCGTCCCTTTTCATTGAGACCTCCTTCTTTATTTTTGCCTGATTTTTTGGTCCAGGCTGCTGCTTCTTGTGTGAGTTCAAAACTTTCTTTGGCAGTCCTCGCCGCCTTCTTGAAAGCATCCTTGTCTGGGTAATCCGACTCTCCAGGACGTGCAGAACGCTCTCCTCGTTTTCGCTTTGCGTGGATATTTGCGTAGAGACCACGCTTAGCTTCAGCTAATTCTCTAAACTCTCTAAATGTCTTCATAATAACAGCGAGGGTTTACCTTATTATTTATCTGAATTCATCTGTTTAAGCATCTTCTGTAATTCAGATGTACTACCAACAAACATGGCATTATTTGTTACTGTTGTTGGACCCTTCTTCTCCTCATCTAGATCTTTCATTTTTTTCTGTAGATCTACTAGTTTATCTGATATATCAGCGACGTTTTTAATGAGGTTGCCTGCTACCTCATACGCTCTAGGATGGTCCGAATTCTGTGCTACGTCTAAAATACCATTTATTGCTTCTTGACCCTTTTCTATGAGGTTGTAGAGTTGTCCTCTAGTATACTCATAATCAGTTTCAACATCTTTTTCTGTTTTTGCTTTTTTAATATCAACAACGGTTTGTTCTGCTTTTTCGATTACAGATTCAGTATTAAAAGTTTTATCTAAATTTTCAAAAGTATCAGACATATCAATACTCCGTCCATGATTCATTAAATCCGAAGTTGTCATCTGATTCTACAAAAGCATCATCAAGAGAGTTTACAATTGAGAATGTTTGTTGACCAACTCCAGCTGAAGTAATATCTAATCCATACCCACGTTGAGAATTATATTTTGTAGCAGCTACTCTAAAGTTATCATTATCAATTTTAACAATATAATATTCGTTACCGTCAACTAAACCACCAGCAGCACTTCCACCAGTTCCAACTCTATAAGTTACATAATCTGATGTTACAAATCCATGATTCGTTAATGTAAATGTATTACTGTTAAAATTAACACCAGTAACTGCAGTACCATCATTATTATAGTCTTCAGTTGCTTTTGGTGTTGCACTATACCTAACATATCGTGCGCCTTCTTTGATTGCTGCACCAATATCAACATTTACAGTTCTAATAACATCTGCAGACGAAATAGGACCATATAGATAAGTTTTAGCAACAAAATTTAAAGTATGTATTAAAGATCTTCTCTTAGTAAAGTCCCCTTCATAATCATCTTGTATACCAACATTACTTAATACTATAGGTATATCTTTTATTTCATTAGTTTTTTCAATAAGTTTTATTGTTATACTAAATACCGGTTGAAAATATGGTAAAATTTGTTCTAAAATTTGAACAGAGTCATCATTATTTTTACTAATTATATTTAATTCAAAATCTAAATTATATGGTACTGGCGCATATTGTTTATATACTGCTTCAGTATCTCCATTTTTTGGACTAGTGCAGATATTTACTGGACTCATTTTTCTGGTAGGATCATATGTTATTCCTTTCATTTCAAAAGTTATTCTTGGTAGTTGAATTTGAGTTTCAGCTCTACCATCTAGTCTTGGTTCTGCATCCAACCTTGCTAGAAATTTTTCTCTTGGTCCATAAGAAAGAGGAATTTTGAGAGTTTGTACAGTCTCTCCAGATGAATTAACTCTCCTTAACTCAATATTATTGAATAATGTTCCAAATCCAACAATAGTTTTACGTATAATTTCGTGATAAAAATGTGTTCCTAACATTAAAAGACTCCTTTGTTACCATATTCTCCGAAAGGATTACCTTCCGTCCAATCTAAAATATTATCACCCTCAGTTTCAAAGAAGTCATTCTCTGCTTCAGGATCGTTCTCGTTTTCAATAGAACTAAACGTATTTATCGTCCATTCAGCTCCACTTGTTAAACCTAATAACGTATCATTATCAGTAAACGCACCGACGATATCAGTTACTTCCAATTCTTTATTCGTAGTATCAAATCTAACAACAGTAGCAGTTGCTTCATTTGGCGAAGCTTCTATAGTTATAATTGGATCTGAGGTATATCCAGAACCAGGCGACGTAACAGTAATTCCAGAGACTTGTCCTACAGAATTTATAGTAGTAGTTGCAACTGCACCACTTCCACCACCGCCACTAATAGTAACTGTTGGTGCAGACGTATATTTAGCACCATTATCATATAAAATTATTGATGAAATAGCATCAAATGTTCTAACTGGAACAGCCTTGGCAGTATTTGCTCTAGATTTAACTGTCTCTCCAGTTTCAAAATTACCTCCGTCAGAAATTAAAGCGGTAACGGCAGCACCACTACCAGATCCTTGTATACTAACTATAGGTGCTGTTGTAAAACCAGTACCAGGTTCAGTGACATTTACAGAAGTTACTACACCACTCGTGAGAGTTACACTAGCAGATGCCCCAGCACCAGGAGTACCTATTGATAATATAGTTCCTGATCCATAACCAGTTCCGCCAGCAGTAACAATGAAATCTTCAATACCATCTGTAACTTTAAATACCTGTGTATAACCAATATCTCTTCTAAGCTTATCAATTTCTTCAACGCCAGTATCAAGTCTTTCATCACTATATTCCATTAGTTCAGCAACTAATCCATAAGTTTGGATAGCATCTAACTGTCTAAATGGTTTTTCGTGTTCTACAAATTTAATTTGAAATAATTGTTGTGTGAGTGGTAGATATATTGCATCGCCTTCATTTGGTCTAAAAGAACTTACCAAATTATTTGATGATGATATTAAATCTTCCCATCTTCTTTTTGAAATTATAAATGTTGCTTCATCAGCAATTCTTACACCAAATTTAGTTAATAAAGAACCATCTCCCTCAAATCCTTCAAAATTTGAAATATACATTTCAATCAAATAATTTTCATCAAATTTAGAGAGAACATCTTCAGTAAAAAGATCATCTTCTTTTACTATTTCTCTTGGTAGATAATATACATCATGACCATAAATCTTTAAAGATTCAATAATCAGATCTTCGTATAACCTTTGTTCTGGGATTGTTCCACCAGAAAAATAAACATTTTTTGCCATATCATCCTACAAGATCAAGTGGTGGAAGTTCATATGTACTCAGCATTTTACTTTCTAATTTATCTAACTCAGAAACCGCATCGTCATATAATTGTCTTCCATTAAATTCTACGCCACCAGGCATCTTAATACCAGTAAATTTAATTAAATTTTGACCCCATTGTTTCTTAATTAATGAAGTTAAATATTCTTTCACAAATCTTTCATTGTATAATTTAGTAAATGTATCCGGATCTAAAGCTCTATAACAATCAATAACTATATAATCACCAGCAGCTACTCTACCCCAATCTAAATCTAAATAAAGTCTATTTTGAATTTTATTATATCTTATAGGTTTCTTTCCTTCCAATAAAAATTCTAAAGTTTCAAGATACTGCATAGTCATTTCTAAATTTAGCATATCATATGCATAAAAATTATAAAAATCATTTAAGAAAAATTGATATCTAAATCCAAACATATTGTTAACATGACTATTGGAAACTGGGTGTATTCCCATAATACCAATAACATGATCTGGTACTGTTAAATAACCCCTACCTTCCTCAAAATCCATTGTTCTACATCTGTCAGCAGTGCCAGTACCAGCACCAACCCCTGTTGCAGTAAAAATTATACCCACAGTATTTGCGGATGCACCAATAGCAGTAAAATCAGTAGTACCTATACTAGTAATTTTATAACTACTTCCCACAATAAAAGATCCGGATATTACAGATGGATTATCACCAGAGTTTTGATCTTTCTCTGTGGTATCACTATTTCTTTTTTTACCGTTATCTAAATCTTCTTGTGTAAGTTTATATTTTAAATATACTCGCTCGCATCCATCATAAACCCTTTCATTGAAAAGTTGAATCGTATCATCAATTAGATCTTCTATTTGATCGTCATCAACATTTATTTCAATAACTGGTTTACCCAATTTACGGAGAGAGTACTCCTTTAATTCAGTCCTGCTGTTTGGTTTTGCCATTATTTTGCTTTACTGGTGGGTTTTCATCATAATTTCCACCGTCATCAGACTCATCTTGTTTCATACTCTCAATCGCGGCGGTCAGTGTCATCACACGAGATTCAAGAATTATGTTCTGTTGTGTCAATTGATTAATTTTATTGTTCATGACTTGCATGATATTATTCGCTTCTTCAGGAGACATAATTACCTCATAATTTTAATTATTTATCAGTATGTGCCACCATCTAAAGTAGTTGTCCAAACAGGAACACCAGTTGCACCATTAGTAGTGAGAATTTTATCTGACGTGGTAATATCAGCAGTACCTGGAGTAGCAGTTGTAGTTAGTCTCTTATACTGATCAAAGAATGGTACGCCATTGAGATTACCAATTTCTAATTTTACAGTATCAAAGTATGCTTTACAAACCGTACCACTGAATACTTGTGAAGTATTTGTTGCATCCGGAATGTATGTAAAGTAATAAGTTGTAGAACCACCTTCAGAAGTTCCAGACTCATCGTATCCGAAGAAACCTGTCTTAAGACCACTATTAAAATACTTAAACTCAATACCACGATCTTGGTTATCATCAGCACCTTGAGTAAATGTTAGAGTTACATTTGCAGCATTTGTACTTGCTGCAATACTACCAGTCAGTGCAGCACTAAGAGTAATAGTCTTAGTTCCAGTATTGATAGAACTAATTGTAGTTCCAGCTGGAACAGATGAATTTCCAGAAATAATATCACCGACATTTAGACCGTCTACACTATCAAGAACAATAGTTGTTGCGTTAATAGCTGCAGCAGTTTTAACAGTTTTCTCACTGATACTATCTCCTAAAGTAAAGACAGGATCATTAATGGTCATCTGGGTCGAGTTTACAGTCGTAGTTGTACCAGCAACTTGCAAGTTACCACGAACAACAACGTTACCACCAGCATCACCACCCGCAGGGAATGGGTCAATAGTAATTGTTTGAGCACTACTGTTATCACTATAAATGGTTGATCCAATAATTCTTAGATCACCAAAATCAACTTCTGTAGATGCATTACCAATATTGATTGCATTTGCTGCACCGAATGCATTAACCGTAGTTGCAACTGTATTGAATACATTCTGAGTTGTTTCAGTACCAAGTAAAGTTGAAGAACGTAATGTGGTTGTTCCACCAGCAGCACCAAAATTTAATACACTTGCTGCACCAAAAGCATTGACCGTAGTTGCAGTTGTATTGTAAAGATTTTGAGTTGTCTGTGTACCAACAACAGTCGGATTACCGATTGTCATAGTACCAGTGTTTGCACCCATATTCAATCCAGTTGCAGCACCAAAGGCGTTAACTGTGGTAGCAGTAGTATTGAAAACATTTTGTGTGGTTTCAGTACCATCAACAGTGTCATTACCGAAAGTAGTTGCACCAGTACCGGAAGCACCGATGTTAATATCAGTACCAGCACCAAATGCATTTACCGTAGTAGCAGTAGCATTGAATACATTTTGGGTTGTTTGAGTACCAACTAGAGTAGGATTGTTTAGAGTAAACGTACCAGAAGTAGCACCTACGTCAATCGCGGTAGCAGTACCGAATGCATTTACCGTAGTAGCGTTTGTTTCTAGTAGGTTAAATGTGGTTTGATTGGTGGTTATATCTCCACCATCTACATTTAAGTCATTATCAATATCAACATTAGCAGTTCCGAAGGTAATTAACTCAGAACCATTGTTTGTGTCAATATCAATGTACTTATTAGTACCTTCTTTGACTGTAAATGCATCTGTAGTATCATCTTTAATATCAAAATTAGTTTCATTAACAAAGGTGATGCCACCGTGCATGGCAATATTACCAGCCAAATCAATATTGAACTTATCAGAACCACCTACAGATAGATTGAGTAGTCTGGAGTTAGCACCAGAAGCACTATTGGTTACATCAACATCAATACCATAGAATGTTGCACCAGCATTATTCCATGTTGCTCCAATGTTTAATGCAGTGTCTGCACTACTCAATGATGGAGTTGTAATGTCTATAGAACCAGAGAATGAGTCAACTACTAATCTGTCAGTTGAACCATCTGTAATTTTAAATAAATTAGTTCCTAAAGTTGCAGCACCAGCAACAACTACATTACCAGTACCATTGGTATCTACAGTAAGATCACCATTACTATTTGTTGTGGAAATTGTATTTCCATTTAGAGTAATATTATCTACATTCCATTCATCAACTTTTTTAGCAGAGTCAACAACTGCTGCAGAGTTTGCAGTTACTGTACCATGACCATGATCTAAAAGGTCCGTAAAATATTTACCACCAATAATATCAAGACCAGCGGCAACCCCATTAGTTTCGCTTCCTTTACCAACAAATAATTTACCGAAAGAAGTTACTGAAGCACCTTGTGCGTCCGTATATGTACTAGTACCTTCACCGTAGGCAAGTTCACCTTGCCCCAGCCCACCAGGTGTTGCTGTTGGGTTAGTACTAGATCTTTTGATCTTTAAAATAGTTGCCATTTTTTGATACCTATTGGGAAATTAGAAGTTGCCGCAGTTTATTTGGAGGCCGGATTTTTCAAGAATATTTTCAGCAATCCAAGTATTACTTGTTGCATCATATTGTAATACCGCACCATCGGTTGCATTATTAAGATTCACGTCAGATAGATTTCCTACTGACAAATTAGCCCCACCGCCGGTGACCTTAATCACTTGAGGTTGGTTTGATACTGTAACTTTGGTTTTCATGTTACGTTGTTACTCCTGGGTTTATAGTTATTAAACCTTCTATGACTCTGGTTTTGGTGCCACCGCCTGAGGTAATCACAACGTCATACAAATATCTTCCTTCAGCAAGAGTTGATGTGTTAGCTGCTGTTAGAGATAGTGTCACAGTTCCTGTAGCATTTACAGATACTGTAAATGGCGTTGATGTAGAACTATAATATGATTTTTTAATTTTAGCCGCACCGGAGTATCCAGTCAAATCCCAAGATGTATTGAAATCATCAAAGATTTCAATGTCTGCAGAAAAATCTGATCCTTGGTCAATATAAAGATTATGTACAGCCGCCATAGGAGTTTACCACTTATTTGTATTTATATAATCTCATTAATATTTATGCTTTGTTAATTAAATCAATCAACAAATTTTTTATTTCATCTATTTCATTCTTCAAATTTGAAAGATTTTCTTCCATATTGTTAATTTTATCTTTTTCAGCCATTCTAAATTTAGAGGCTTTCATATAATTTTCATAATCAAGTGAATTTTTATTTACTATAGCTTTAGATGAAACATCCCGAACTAAATCGGGATGACCTTTTACTTTAATTTCTTCCATATTATAATGCTAATGCAAGTGCTCTAAAGTTTCTAATCTTAGGACAATCACTTTGGTCATTACCAGCCATTATAACTTTAATACTGAACTCTTGGAATTCTCTAAGTCCCTTGATTTCATAGTCAAATGCTCTATATTGTTTTTTGGTTTCTGATACTGGATAAGAAAGTGCAGGTATTTCAATATAATTCATACTATTAAAGGCCTCTGAAGTAGAATCACCTTTAATTTTTACAAATACTTTGATATCATTACTGACTGTTCTTATACCATCAAACATTACTTTAACTGATGTTGAACTAGTTTCTAGAACTACTTTCTTAGTAATATAAGCAGAATGTTTTCCTCCAAATGGAGGGGTTTCAGAAGTTAAATCTAGATTACCATCAGCATCAATTTCTTTACTGAGTCTATTTGAAACAGTTATGATTGAAGATCCACCGAGATCAATTACTGGACTCAATCTATCATTAGTAGTTGACAGGTTAAGTGTAGAAGTTAAAGTACCAGACTGACCTCCAGTAAATTGAAGTCTATTGGGTTCTGATAATACTAGTCTAGGACTAGTTAATATATTTTCTACAGTATTTTCAATAGCCTCAGAACTTATAGCATTAAATGATTGTTGAGAACTATTGCCTATACTGGTTCCACTAACAGATGTTAAATTAATATCAACTGAAGTATTAACAGGTGAGAACATGTTAAAGTTTGGAGTTATATTTTCATATTGGATATTTCTAGTTGCAAGAGATCCAGAACCACCAGATTTTTTAGTATTACTAGCTGTAGTTTGAACTATAATTTCATATTCATCCAAACTGATTATTTTAGACACTGTATGTTCTTTATTTAAATCGGATAGAATAATTCCATTGTTATGGAAACATTGAACAGTTGCGCCAGTTAAGTGTACTTCAGCAGTAGTTCCCAATACACCTCTAACACATCCTCGTAATTCTGTACCGACAACCTCAGTATAAGAAATTATCTCATTATCAATTTTTACAAATCCAGGATTATTTGCTGAAATTGAACCGTTATTAATAAAATTCCAACCCTCAACACTGGATGGAGTAAATGCAACTCCAGTAACGTCGGATATAATAATTGTCGTAGCATTAGACGTTATATTTGGAGTATTTGCAACTTGTGCATTTGAAGTTTCGGAGAACACATTAGAAATTTTTACCAAATTACCAACTTGATGCATACAATGATTTGGTTGGAACACTCTTATGGATGAACTTCCTTTAGTGAAACTAAATGGATTTGATGATAATTTTTGTGGTTCTACTTTTTTATTTGGTAGAATTGCTGTGAATGTCGTATTGGTAGTAAACTGTGCCCTTCTCAGTTCAAATTTTACATCTTCATATTGATCAGGTGTCCATATACTCTGGTTTGCTGATTTATATAGAACACCCACAAATGGTTGTTTGTCAATAATAAGTCCAGTAGTAACGTCCTCTTCACCTAATCTAGAAACCCACATGTTGTAATTTTTAGATGTTGACCTAACAACAAAACAATAATCACTACTACTGGATAGATACAGTGGATTTTTAAATGTGAAAGTAGTTGATGCAGAAGCATCTATAGATGTATTAACTTTCGATGCTTGTACCGTAACATTAGAACCAGGGATAACATTTGAAGTGGGACTACCATTTTCCACAGTTCTTATGTCAAGAATAACTGGAGTAATATTATCCTTTGTCAAGAAGAATAGATCCAAAGAAGTTACAAAAATACCCCCTTCATCATCAACAAAGAATGACTGAGCAATAGGATCATGTCTTGGACCAGGTGGTGGTGGATTCGGAATAAATCTAGTTCTTTCTTGTGTAATTGTAGTTTCAGTAAGTTCTGGCACTTCTAGTGTAGTTACGTTAGAAGTAACTTGTAATTCCGTACCTTGGGAATAGTAATAACCGGTTGCATAAGATCCAGAAAGTCCTTTAACTTGTACGTTATCTGACTGATCAGACAATGAGAAAATTATATCACCAGTTTCAAATGTCAATGGTGGAATTAAAACAAATGCACTTAGATTACCATATTGATCTGAAATTAATTCCTGTTTAGTATTAGATCTTGCTCTAGCACCAGAAGAATCTCCCGTAATTAAAAATCTCTCTCCAATTTCTATAGGATCAATATCACTACCTTCCTCAGATCTAATTTGATCAATTGCTAAAATAGATTTATCTATTGATATAGAATCGTCAAAAATTGTAGGAAGTACAACAGTCGCTTTTAATGGACGATTTGGTATTACTTGTATTGAAATTTCATCATCTCTAATTGGAATTATAGATACAGTTTCACCAAGAACAAAACTTCCAACAACGTTATCTAAATTTCTAAGTAGTTTTGGATAGATGATACTAGAAGATTCCTTCTCATTAATATAGAAGAAGAAATTAGTATTTGGTTTCAATCCAAAACTATTAAGATTAACAATTCTAGACCTACTAAATCTTATGTCAGAAATACTATCAATAGTATCAGACTCTATCTCAAAGTTTAGAGCATCAATACCATATTGTGTTCCTGTCATAATATCGGTAATTGTTGTACCTCCACCACCACTAACACTACCACCAGCACCATTTTGCCAATCTCCCCAAGTTTGACCAGTTGGCACAACCAAATCAAATAATGTTTGGAATGGATCAGTTAAATTAATATTTTGGGTTTCTTCTATTGTTCTTTGAGTATCATACCAGATATCTTTCTTAGGAGAAACCTCCATGGTACCAATCCATGAATATACTTCATAAGGAAGTAGGTTTTCAACCCTACTCGAATATGGTTGAGAAACAAATGTAGTCTCTACAAAGGGGATAGTTATGTAAGTGTCATGTTTAATTGCCGTACTAGAAGCATCGAAATTAAAACCAACATTATTGACATATGGATAAGGTCTTGCAAGATTTTTATCTAGATCAATTGAAGATGTATAATCTGGACTTAGTAAATCAGCAACATCGGTAGTTGTAAAAGAGTCAACAACAAATCCATTTTTAAATCTATTTCTACCTTCCTGATCCAAAATATTAAGATTATTAGTATCTACTTCTAGTAATGATAGTGAAGTATATCTCTCGACATTGGAAAGTCTATCTTCTAATTTTCCAATATCTCTCATAGTATAGTTTCTGGTTTTTTCAAGTTTTACTTTGGCATCAGAAACTTTCTTTAAATATGGAGGAAGAGTAATTGTTCCGAGTAACAATCCAGCAGACGCATCTTCCGAACCAACTGGTTCAATTGAACTAGAACCTTCTATTACACGTAATAGTCCACTAAAAGCTCCATATTTTTCTGGACTTGTCGTTAAATATACTTTATCTACTCTACCAAGATAAAACTCATAATCTGTACTGAATATAGTTTCTGGATATGGAGCTCCTTGGGCAGAATTAATTGATTTTTGATATATATCAAATGCAGAATAAGATGCAGTACTATCTTCTACAAATGGAGATGTAATACCTCCAGTGGTCCCACTAGTACTAGTTGGAGTTAAATAATACCTAAAATCAAGTTGATCTGACATAGGAACAGAATTATATGAAGAAGGAATTTCCTCGTAATACATATTATCACTCATCATATCTGGGCAATATGATTCAATTGAATAGAAATCCCCGGACAAATTTTCATGATTAAAGTAATCAAATAATACAACAATTTTCTTTGATGGTATATTTGATTGAGATTTTCTTACTAGTTTAGATGTTGCATAAAAATCAGGACCATCATTTCTAATAAATTTAAAGTCATTCGTAATATCTACATATCTACCATAAGTAGACTGTCGGATAAACAATCCGGCAGCATCAGCATCTTCTAAAATATCTATTTTAATTGCTAAATTATTTCCGGATTTAAATTTAGTTCTAGAAATATAGAGCACATAAACAGTAGTTCCAGATATAGAAACTATTTGAGCTTTTATATTTCCGGAACAAATAGTTTGTCCTACTTTTATTGGAGTTGTTTCATTTAATACAAGTTTATCATACATATCCGATGCAGTATCACCATCTCTCACAGATTCTCGTATATTGCGAATTTTTATAACGTCTGGAAACTTTAGTGATATTTCTGTGTCAGTAAACCTAGTACCGTAAACATCAGAATTAGATTTTGTTTTAGTTACTTCTAAGAATTTAAAATCTTGTTTTGATTTTAATCTATGAGTTGGATTTCCAATTTGATTTCTATAGTATACAGTAATGTTAGTATTCGCATTAGCAGATCCGGTACTAACATTTATTACGTTAGATGCTACTATAGTAAAAGATAGTCCAGATAATACTCCAGATGAAGTAGTAACTAAAATACTAGTAGTATCAATAGAACCACCGGAAGATTGAAGAGTAAAGTTACCTAAGGAATTAGTTGATAAACTAGTATCGCAAATTAATCTACTATGAATTGCATCATGTTCAGACTTAACTGGACTAGATGAAATTCTTGCAGTTAAACCACCAGGAGAACTAGTTAACTTACAAACTTGTTTGAAAGCGCTATAGTAAGTTCCATCTGCAACTGTAGATGATAATGTAATTGTAGTTGAACTTGCCGTAGCAACCTCTACTGCAGGTTGATTAGCAACTTTAATTCTAGATTTTGCTGTTATTTCTTCCGCGAATGAAGTATCAATTCCAGTTAAATTTGTACCACCACTAATAGTAAAAGAACTACCACTTATAGGTACCGAATCTAGTTTAATAGTAGCTTGAAATCCACCTGACGTTGATACAGTTCTAACATTTTCTAATAAAAATTTACTGGAAGATGATAATGATATTTGACTAGAATCTCTACTAGATTCTATAGTTTCGGATTGTATAAATGATCCTGTTACTTGTCTCAAGTAAACAGTAGTTCCACTAACTTGTTGAACAAAAGCTGTAGCACCAGAAACTTTTCCTGTTATAAAATCACCCTCGGTTAAACTGCTACTAGATTGTGTTATTATCGATTCGTATATAGTTACATTTACAAGATATAATCTATTAGCCGCTGTAAGTCCAAGTGCTCTTGCTCTACCAATAACATCACCATTAGCATCACTTAGTAAAACTTCATTACTAGAATTAACAGCACCTTGTATAGTTGCACCATCAATTTTTACATAAGAACCTACACTAGTAGGAATACCTTGGTTATTTAATTTTTTTACATCTCTAGGTTTTTTTACAAGCGCATATTGTTTTCTTTCGTTAATAACTTCAAAACCTTCAACATAAGCTTTTCCTTGAGAAAGCTCTACGGCATAATAATCATTACCATTAATATCACCAACAGTACCACCAGAGTAACCAATTGATTGATTAGATGAAGCATTTGAAGGATCTACTGATAGTATTCTTCTACCATCATATAAAACTTCATTTGGTTGATAAACACCGTCATTACTACCATTATCAAGTGCTTCTCTAACTTTAATTGTATATGGTTTTGTGGTGTAGCTTCCAGACTCATCAAAAGTTCTTCTTGCTAGATTTTTTTCTAACTCTGCGTATACCGAGTTATATGAAGCTGCAGATTCAGTAACCTGACCCTCTTCAAATCTTAGTAATTCAATAAAATTTGAATTATCAGTAAATACTAAATCTTGTTTTATTAATTTTAAATCTATCTTTAATCTATCAGCACCAGGAGCAGAATAGTTCGTAGATCCTAGTGAATTATCAAATAAAGTCTCGTCTTCGTCTGAAGTTGCTACACTTTCATTAATTTGTAGTCCAACTTTAGCAGAAGGTTTATTAGTATATTGAGATAAAATAATTCTTTGTGCGCCAACCTCGACAAAGAATCCTCTGACAAAATAAACTCCAGGATTTATATTTGCAGTAGATCCAACATATGCAGAAGCATTTTGAACTGTAGTAACTGCTATAGAATTACCATCTTCATCAATTAGAGTTTCATTATTCTTAAACTCTTTTATTTGAGTTCCATTTTCAACTACTCCACCATAATTATATGTAATGTATAAAGTAATAGTATCTTTTTCAGATTCACTTTGACTTAAGGTCTCAACAACTTCCGCTTTTACACCAGAAGTAACTCCAGTTAAAGTTTTTCCTACTAAAGATTCTCTATAACCTTCAACAGAAACTCCATTCACAAATGGTTGAATTAATACACAACTCAGCGATAAGTTGTAATTTACATTACCTGGTATTACAAGTGAACCATCTCTGAATACATGTTGACCAAATTTCTCCACCTGATTTTGTAAAATCGATTGGAGTGTATTCAGTTCTCTAGTCTGAACAGAAAATCCTGGTTTGAATAAAACTTTCTGATAGTTTTTTGAGCTATCAAAGTCATCAAAATATGGAGTTATATTTAGATTTGTATCTTGCATTTATTGAGACCTTCAGGTTTTTCTTTTGATTTCTTTTGATTATTTATTTTAAAATTCAATGACTAATTTAATATCTTCAATTTGATCACTTGATCTGTTGATTGCCTTTCTGTTTTCAACATAAATTATAGTTCCACTATTCTTTTTCACTTCTGGAGCTGCATATCCGAGAACAATGTTAATACCATAAATGGTAGAATTGTGGGTAGTATCAGGTGTTACGGTAACAATACCATCAGATATACTATTTGCACCAGAAAATGGAATTAATTTATATTGATTATTACCTGTTTGCTGACCATCAATATATTCATTTTGATAGTAACGTAAAATTTTATTTACATTGTCCCAATGAATTATCCTTCCTTTAGCTCCAGTAGTTGATTGTGTAATAACTTTACCAGGAGTAAAGTTCAACGTTGTCGCTGCGGGAAATTTAATAGAACTACAAGCAGATGCTGAAGATGTAGTCAAATCATCTGTACTATTATATGATTTGGGATCAGAAAGTAATCCATATCTTCTGAATTGAGAATCTACTGGAATATCACCACTACCATCAAGAAAGTCTAGACTTTTGTTAATCATGACTCTATACCCGCCAAGTTCTACCGATGCATCAGAACCATGACCACCAGGAGGAGAAATTATAGCCTCAACTTCACCAGTTAATGCAGTTGTACGGTCTGCTACATCTCTACTAATTGCATTTGCTGGAGTTGCATAAGTTTCACTTAATATCACTGTAGCTCTAGTGTATCCTCTTCCAACCTGATGTACAACAGCTTCATCAATTGTTGTAGAACCAGCATTTACAGTAACCTTAACGATAGCTTGATCATTATCAACTGTACTATTATTATCACCCACCACAGGACAATAATAAGTACCAGGGGAATTATTAGTTACTTTTTTTGTGTTAACTAAAACTTGATCTATAGATCCATCAGTTGCGGCAGATACTACTGCGCTTTCATTTTTAATTGGAATAAAATCACTAGAAACAAATTTAATATAGTCAGAAATATTGATCGTAAACATATACTTCCATCTATATCCATCATTAGGCATTGTCTCAATTGTGGTTGAGTTGCCAGTTGGTTCGTCAGTAGAAGTTTTACCATCAGTAAAATCTTCACTCTCCCCATTAAATATACACTTATATACTTGAAAATTACTATTCATCACATAAAATTGTGATTCATATAATTTTGTTTGACCATTTATGGAAGTTTTGCCAGCTTCAGGACCATAATCATTTTTATACATATCATACTTCACACCAGATTTCCAAGTAATTTTTCTAATTACTTTAGAAACATCAGATTTAGTTATTCTTTTTAAAGAAATCATATCATCAAATATTTCATCCAGAGCATTGAATGAATCTGTTTCCACCGGAGGATTAATTTCAGTTATTGATCCTCCAGATGGATATTTTTCATCTATAGTGTCGGCACCCGTCCACTCTTGTGATCTTCCAGTAAATAAATAAATTTTACTTCTATAAGCCTCAGATAATCCACCAGCATCTCCATCAGCTACAGTAGTTCCACTACTATCTGAATAAGGTTCTGCTAAAGATTCTATAAATTGTTCTGCTGCAAAGACTCTAAAATTATCAGTTACGATTGATGGCATTATTCTTGGTCTTAGTGTGTGCTTTTATTTATCAGAGATAACTGTCGAAATATACAGGAGTATATGTGCTAGTATCATCCGGAGATTCAATTTGAGCACTGTGAGAGACTGCAGTTGTACCTGCAACACCCCTAGTGCATCCATCTACTTGATTAGATGTTACTGTAGTATATTCAATCACTTCATTATTAATAATTATTCTAAATGTGTCATAACCGATACCAGGATTTTTAATATTAACAGCTGTAAACACACCAGAACCGTCTATAACAGGTTCTAATACACATCCAGTACCTCCGCCACCTGTCAGTGCAATTGTAGTCTCACGATCATCATAACCACTACCAGCTGATAGTATATCAATTTTTCTTAATTCACCACCAGAAATATAGACTTTAAATTGTGCTCCAGATCCACTAGGTGTACTATTATTGTTACCAGTTTGAGAAACAGTTATAGTTGGAGAATTTGAAGGTAATCCAGTAGTATTATCAAGTGATATAGTTTCTACATTTGCATTTATGTCAGATGATAACTTAGTAGCTCTTCTAACTTCTGTAGAATTTAACGGTTGTTTCTTATAAACATTTGCATTTACAGTTGGGAATACAATGTGATTATTAAAAATATTATGTCCTGGATCAGTAACTTCAGCTGAAATAACATTTCCTCCACCAGTAAAACTAATTTTACCTGCTGAACGACCACCTCTACCAGTTCCAACAGTTTTTAACTTAACTGTATTTAAATATCCCGATCCATCGTTTGTTATATTCATGGAAGAAATATTTCCATTTGAAATTGTAGTAGTAGCAACTGTTTGAACAGGTGTAGTACCACTATAAGATGATGTCGTTAATACAGTTGGAGATAGTATTGCAGTTACAACTCTAGAATCTTCACCATCCAATATAAGTTCATCACCAATAGAAATTTGATTGTTTCTACTAAAAGTTCTTATATCTTTATAAGTTCCACGGAAATCAAGAATTACTAATTTTGTAAAACTTACACTTGATACAAATTTAATATTAGAATTGAAAATATAATAATCATAGAGAGGACTCTGTATTTCACCATCTTTTATTACTAAAATTTGATTTTCAAAATCTCTAGGACGTGCAATATCAGCATCAGGATAATAATCAACACCACCCTTCTTCAATCCAAAAGATGTTCCAGATTGATTATTAAGTGTATCTAATTTATCAAAACTACCAACACATCTAACACTAATTACATCAGTAGATATTGGAGCAGTTGTAAATTGAATTTGACTCTTAATATCTCCAGATAAAGTATAGTCAACACCAGGATCTAGTATTTTACCATTTTTAACTACTAAAATACTAGATTCATGAGGAACATTATCATTACTTGTAGTACCGACTGGAACATAATTTTCCTGATCAAACTCTACAATGACAGATCTTGGTTTAGCAGAAACAAATGTGTGTACATAATTACCACCAGTAATTACTGAATTCGATAGAGCACTTACAAATGTATGAATTGACTTTTCTGGAGAAGGTCCAACATTTACGGTTATCGTTCCAACTGTAGTGTCGATTGAGGTAATTACTAATGGTGTATCATGTCTATCACGTTTTCTCTTTAAAGAACTTGTTACAGCACTTACAAATGTGTGTGCATATTGTTCACCTGATGGTGATGCACCAACATCAATATCAAAGGTATCAGTAGTTGCATTGAAAATTTGAATAAACTTACCGCTAATTGGATCGGTTGAACGAGGATATGCATGGTTACTACCATCACTATCCTTAGTACATGTAAATGTCAAAGCACCATCTTCTAACTTAATCCAATCATCATTAACAAATCCATGACCAGTAAGTGTTATAGTTACAATACCAGTAGATGCAATGTAGGTAGCACTTTCTGGTGTATGAGGATCAACAAATGCTCTTGGATGAGATAGTTGAGCTACATTGTTATCAGATGCACAAGTAAATGTTAGAGCACCATTTGATAATTTAATTTGTTCTCCAACATAAAGAGCAGACGCACCAGTAGTTCCAATATCTAAAACTAAATCACCAGTAACTGTATTGTAAGTAGTATTAGCACCAGGTGTGTAGTTAACTAGAGGAGATGTTCCAATTGGAAGAGTTATAGTATTTGTAGTTGCCGAACCTACAGTAATAGTATTACCATAAACAGGGTCAGTAGTTCTTGGATAAGTTTTAACTCTGTAATTACCATCCATCGAACATGTAAAACTCAATGAATCAGAAGCAATCTTAACCACAGAACCATTAGACAATCCGTGATTTGGAATAGTCAAAACCAAATTACCATTACTGGCATTATAAGTTGCTCCAGTTGGACTCAAGAATTTCTCACCATCCATTAAATTAAATATAGTGTTAGTATTATTAAATGGTGAATTTAATGGATCCAAAAGATTAACAACACCATAGAATTTAATTGCAAACAGATTACCAGTTGTATGAGCAGAATTTAATGTAATGGTTGAATCATTATTCCATGTAAAATCACCGAGTTCTTCAAATTTCCAAGTGTTATTTGAAAATACTACTACATTTTCTTTCTCAGTTGTTTGAGATGAACTTATCGTATATTGATTACCACTTACATTAGTTAAATTTATCAATGCATTATCAAGCATTCTAATCATAAACACTTCATCATCATGTTGAGGTGCAGTTGTAAATTGAATTTGTCCTCTATTTGCTGTTAATGTATATTGTTGTCCTGGATGTTGTACAACACCATTAACAGACACTAAAATATCTGCATTTGACGCTACATTAGTGACATTAAGATTTAAGTTATTGTACAGTAACCTAAAGTTTTTTCTAGTCCCGTTAGGACATTCAGCGGGATCATCAACAATAAGAACTGATGGATATTTAACCACAAAAACTTGTGTTGGGGTAATTCCATCTGCATGATTTAAATGTAATTCAGTATTACTGTTTTGGATTGTAAAATCACCAAGTGTATGGAATCTTGGTACACCATCCGCAAATAGAATAATATTATCCTCATCATTAGTTGCTAATGCACTAGATAAAGTATATCTATGGACAGTAGAACTTACTGAAGCATCACTTGATATTGTTAATTCCTCGGAACCATGTGTGTATACTATGAATACAGAATCTGTTGTTTGTAGAGCTGTAGTAAACGTAATATTACTACCACTAACAGTAAAGTCCTGAGTTGGATTTTGGATAATACCATTTCTAGATACCATAAGGTCATCTACTGATGGTGGAGTAAATAATGAACCACTATCATATAATGCATGTGTAGTTTGAGAACCATCAATTCCTGTTAGTGAGTCAAGCATAATATTTTGATCTAATCCATTATAAGAATAGAACAGTAGTATATTGTCTTGTACAACTGGAGGAACATCAAATGTAATTGTACTACCAGAAATAGTGTAGTCTGTTCCAGGTTTTTGAATTACACCACTTCTAAGAACAAATAAGTTATTTACATTTGCTGGTGTAAATCTTATTCCAGCATTGGTAATTGGATATTGTGTGCTTGTTCCATCATGACATATAAATTTATCTAAAATAACATTTTTAGACGGTTCTGGTAATAACTGTCTATTGAAATACAATAAAAGATTATTTTCTGAGACAGAAGGGGCATCTATAAATGTAATTTTGTTATCACTAATAGTATGTGAAGATAAAATTAAATTTCTATGATCAGTATAACCATTTGACGGAATTTTTAAAGCACCATCTTTAATATTAAATACATCAGCAATATTTTTAACATATTTTGGTACTCCCCTATCAGATAGATTAAATGTTCTTCTCGATCCATCTTGACCAACATTTAATCTATCAATAATAGATCCACGTTCATTATCTGTATTTGATCTAAAGGAACTGACAAAATCTATAATTGTGCATTCCTGATTAGTTGGATATGCAGTTGTAAATGTAATGGTAGATCCAGAAATATTATAAGCATCAGGATCAACAATACTGTTTTCAAGATAAACAACTAAACTTTCTTTTCCATTACTTGGAACATAATTTACACCACCAGACTTTAATGTAAATGCGGTACTACTAGAATTAAATGCAATAGGATCTAGTACCTCCACATAACTCGAAGATTGACCCGGAGATGTATAAGTAAATCTAGTATCGAAACCATCAATATGTGTGCCATTATCCGATGGATGTAAAGTACCATCAATTTGTTTTCTTCGTAACTCAAATATAGATTTTGGTTTTTTAGATGTATTTGATTCAATGAACTGAGTTACATTTTGAGAGTTGCATGGAGAAACATTTAACGCTTTATTGTTAGTAAGCGTTGATGTATCTACTGTATTACAAGTAGCTGTTTCATCCAGGAACCAACCAAATATATCACTTTGATTTATTGATTCTTGAAGTTTTATCTCATCTCCATTTTGAATATCATAATCATCTAATGCAGTCAAATGAGATTGACTTGCTCCATTGACAAATATTAATAACTGACATGCACTTGACGGAGTGTAATTTAATTGATATGTATCACCAGATCCAGTGAAAGTCAACTTTTTCAAATTTGAATGTCTAAATGCAAAGATGTCACTTTCATATGTTAATGGATTACTAAGAGTTACTGTATTGTTACCTATAGTACCAATATCATCAGTTCGTTGTACAGATCCTGCAATAGAAATTATAAATTGTTCTTTTGTACCACTAGTTATAGGATAAACTACATTATTCTTCTTTAAAGTGAAGAAAGTTTCACCGACAGGTAATGTATTAGTGTCCATTACGTCATAGTCAGTGCTAGACTTATTCAATACGATTATTTCATTATTGATATCAAATTTTGGTATATATTGCAATACTGGAGTTGTATCATCAGTTAAAGCGGTAATGTAACTGACATTTAATTCTTGTAGAATACCGTTTACAAACGACAACATTTTTGTTGTATGTTGAGTTTTAGATCCATCAAAGTTTACATTAACTCTAATGACAAGTTCTCCAAGTTCAAATTTAATTGAATTGAGAATTAAGAACTCTACAAACGTTTCTCCAATATTTGTTACTAGACCCATCGCTCCAGTTTTAGCACCATAATAATATTTTCCAACAATAAAACCAGTTTTTACAGGAAATAATACTTTTTGTGTTGTGCAAGGTGCTTTTTGAAGTTTTAAATCTATATTATCACTTAACGTAGCTGTAAAGATTACACTACCTTTAAACGCATCAGCTGGATTATTGAAGAAAGATTTTCTGGTTTCAATAATTTTTTTACCAAATTGTTTAAACCCAGCTGGGTGAGTATTAATATTTTGCTCAACTTTCCATTCTTTTGTATCTCTAGAGGAGGTTAAACTATATGACCAATCTTGATAGTAATCACTATCAGTAATTTTTTGTAGATATTCACTTGTGTTACCAGAGATATCAGCTCTCTCAAAGTTTATAGTAGCAGTTGGTGATACTTTAGAATATACTTTTGATCTCTTAATGCTAACAATTTTTCCATATTGTTCACCATCTGGAGTAAACATCATGTCATTATCATCAAATTGACCAATAAATTCATCAAATTGTATTGTAGAAGTGTCCGGATCAAAGTCAACAACTTTGGTCTCTACTTGTACAGGAAATAAATCAGTATCAGCAAATCCACTAGATTTTCCTTTTATAATCGTACCAGGAGTTATATTCTTTCTTCTAATTTTTGCTTTTAATACAGCATCAGATCCAAATTTAGATACTATTGTTATGGTTGGTTCTTTAGAGAAATTAGATCCCCCATTTACTACGGTTATATCTGAAATTGTACCTACATTAACTTTTGCTTCTAATGTTGTTGTTTTTTGAACTCCATCTTCCGAAGCAATCAGTGTAATCGTATTATCGTAATTTTTACCACCATTAATAATTTCAACATCATATATCTCAAAATTATTAATTACTTTTGCTGCTGCTGGAGTATTAATATAGTAATTAACATTTTTATTGGAAGTTAGACTTGTTCCAATAGAATTATACTTTATATTTTTAAGTTTACCTATAGAATTTGAATCTGTTTGAATAATTGCTTGACCATCACCAGCTGGGGTGTCAATTGTACCTTTTTTAATTACACCAGTAACTACTGGTAATCTTCTATAGTTAAATCCTTTATTTGAAATAGAAACTTCTTCAATTGGTCCACTAGCGCCAAAAGATTTTATATTATAAAAAATCTTTTCTTTCTCATAAAATTCTGTAGATTCTGGAAACTCTACAGTAAATTCTTTTCTAAAATTATCTACAGAAAATACTTTATGTAAACCAAAATAATCTTTTACTATATTAAGTTCGTAAATATATTGTTGACCACTTGTTCCAGCAGTTAAATGTAAATATAATCTGTTGGGGATTTTTTGTGCATTTAATATAATTGTATCAGCAGGAGATTTTTCTAAAGTAAAATATTCATTTACAGATTCAATATCATATGTAAGTTTAAATTCTGAATTAGCCCTTAAATTAAGTTTATAGATATATCTAAAGTTTAAATTAAGAGAAAATACTTTTTTATCTTTAAACGTGTTTATGTTTTGATTTTTGCGTAAAAATAGATCAATATTAGTTAATTCTACCAATTTATTACTTACAGATTTAGGATTAGATGGGTTGTTAAATTGAATTTCGTGTAAGTTAACTTCGACTGGAGAATCAGAATTAGTCATAGCAGTATAATCAAAGTTGATATAATCACCAACAATCAAATTATGATTTTCTGTAGTTCTAAAAGTTACTTTTCTATAATCATCATTTATTGAATTAATTACAGCAATTATTTTTTTACCACCAACTTTTGAAATAAAAGCAGAAAAACCAGATCCAAATGTACGATCGTTATTAACCTCTAATCTATCTCCAACTCTATAGTTACTACCTTTATTTTCAATAATTACAGAGTCAACAGAACCTGGTGTTACTTTATCAGTAGAAAAAACAGTTTTTACAATTTTGTTATCTTCTGATGGATATTCATCATTAGCACTTAATCCAGGAAAACCAAGTAATGGTGATGGATCAACTTTCTTTTCAAAAATTCTGGTGAATCTGCTAGGTATCTTATCGTTTGTTCTACACCTAGTATTCATATACGTATCATATTCTCCAGCAAATGTATCTCCAATAAAATAAGGGAATCCATTAAAAGATACACTTTGATTTGCAATTAGTGCATTAGTGACAGGATCGTAAGATTCTCTGGTTGCATAATAAACATATCTACCAGCAGGAAATTCTGGTGTAATAGAGAATCTGCCATTATGAATATCTAGGGCATCATTATTTCCCTCTACAAACTCATAATCCTCAATAAAAGTGCCCATTGGATAGTCACTTAAGGAAGGACCACCAATTCTATTAATATAGTAAGTTGTACCACCTACTACAATTGATTGTTCACCAGAAACACTAGATGAAGTAGTATCATGTTTAAATTTATATCTAGATTTAATCTCCTCAAGAGGGTTGGTCCCACCATCAACTGTTGATGGTTTAGTTCTATCTTGATTTACCTTATTAGAACCATATATTGGAATACCATCATAAGAAATTGCTATTGCTGGAGAGTGTGTATAAGCGGCTATAACTTGAGCGTCAGTACCAGTTATACCTTTCTTATCTCTAATATGACGTGCTAGTAATTTATCTGCATTTTGTATTAAGTGATATTGTTTCTGGTCATCACTAGCAGGGAAATCTAATTTATAGTCAATTACTTTAAATGAATTAGGATTATTTGATGATGGTGTAGAATCACCACTATCATATACATATCCACCAAAATCATCAATTCTATCGTACTTGTTTAATTCTCTAACTAAGTTAAAAGTCCATTCTCTTAATTTAGCTGTAATCGAACCACCAGAACCAGCAGATGTTATCTTAATTCTTGGGGCGGATTGATATCCAGAACCTTCATTGATAATATTAAATCCAACTACACTTCCAGAATCATTTATTATTGATTCAACAACAGCATCAATAGTATTTTCACCATTACCTATTACTTCCACTTTTGGCGGAACATTATATAATGAACCGAAACTTAATAATGATATAGAAGTAAGTTTTCCTTGTGATATTAAACTAGTAGCTTCAGCATCAACACCACCATTAATGGTTACAGTTGGTGCTATAGAATAATTTTTATCTATAACAGTAAAATTTTCAATAACGTTAAAGTTTTCATTATCAAAATTATGATAGGACGTAAGTGGTCCTGACAATTCTACAAAAATATCTTTATCAACACTAAATGGTATGCTAATTGGATTTGCTAATCCTCCACCAAAAATTTTAATTTCAGGCAATTCAATATATCCTTTACCAGATTTTTTAATTACAATGTTATCTATTTTACCATTTTTGTAACTTAACTCTAATTCCGATTCTTCAAAATTTAATGGATTTTGTTGATTTCTTTCAAATTTAAATTTAATATTAGTATCAATAATTGGTGAACTATTAAACGATGATACTGGGTTTCTCTTCAATGAAACTTTATTGATATTTAATAAAGCATCAGATTTTGTTTTATGAATAGTAAAATTATCAGTATCAATTGTTTGTACAAAATATTTTGTATTTGAAATTAAACTAACAAAATAATTATCATCTGATGTAAATGTAATTTCATCACAAGTTTTTAAATTGTGATTAGTAAAATTAATTACATCAGTATTATTCAAATTGCCATAATCGGTAAAAGATAAAACTAATTGTGGGTTATTATTAACTACTTCGATGTTTGGTTTTTCTGTAAAATTCTCTAGATCTGATTTAAAGTGATTATAGATCTTAGTAAAATTAATTTTACTAATTCCAGCAGAAATTTTAGTGAAGTTTTTGTTATTTGTTTCATCAGATTGAGTAACACCCGTGTCTAAACTAGATGGAGTTATTCTAAATGCTGGATTATCATTATGATTTACAGATGCTGCAATATTGATGGTAGTACCCTTAAAGTTAGTAGCAACTTCTGTATATGAAACAGGATGATTACCACCATCTGATATAAAGAATTTATCTATGTATCCGTATTCTACTACATTTCCTTTATATGAATTTAACTGAATTGCGTCAATATTTAAACCAATAGCTTTTTTTGTTTTTGTAAATTCACTTACTGATTGGGTTTCAAAAATAAGACCACTCTTTTTCCATCTTGCTAATAATTTTTGATCAGTAAATGCAACTTTCTTAGCATCAGCAATACTAAATGGACTGGACCCTGCAGTATTTACAATATCACTCCACCATGTAGGAATCGTAGATGTAGGAACATAGATATAATCTTCATAATCATGTTGAGTTAAAAATCCGGATAAACTTTGATATGAAGAAAATCTAGAGTCAGTAACTGTATTTCTAGTCCTATTGAAGTTAGTAGCAAGTACTAATGATAATCTATCAGATATCTCATTCGTCGTAAAATTATATACTTTGATATTTGGACTATCACTATCAACAAAATTAAAAGTATTCTTAGATTGCGTATATAAAGCTCCAGATTCTTCTATAAAAAGTTCTCCTGGAAGAGCAAGTACTTGGAATCTTGGGTTTGGAGAGAAATTATCTATTTCTATAGTTAGTGAGTAATCATATCTATTAGTATCGTAGTATCTCCACAACACTGTTTCATCACCATCATATTGTTTTCCAGATGTATGCACAGGTGCAACTGTTCCAGTTGTTCCAGAGTTTTCTGAGATATAAAGATTATTATTATAGAATTTATATGTGTTCTTTTCTACTAATTGGTTAGATTGCCATTCCTGGTCAAATTTTGTTCTACCAAAAGATATTACCTCATCTGATACTTTTAAATCTAATGTTGTTGACCCAGAATATTTGCAATCAAATAATTGATGCATTGATCTAGATTTATATGATATTTCTACACCATTAACAAAAATTATTCCATTTGTAAGTGGGAATCCTGAAGCATCATCAACAGTAATGACTACGTTTGATGATGAATTTGTTATTCCAGTACGTTCTTTAGTTATTACTGTTGATGGAGGTAAATATAGCGCATCTATAGTATTGTTTGTAGAGACATCAAATTCGTATACATCATTAGATATTATTGTTATACCATCTACACTAATATCAATTCCTTTAACACCAAAAAGTTTATCTGAATCTTGTTTTAATGTGAAAATTTCTGGTAGTCTGTTATTTGGTAATCCATACCCATCGAGTAGTTTACATCTTATAATTTGTTTAGATGTAAATCTAGAATTTGAAGTTTTAAACGTATATTCTTTAGGAAATTCAATATTTTGTTCTTCACCTTTAACAACTAAACCAGTTCTACTTGAGACAGGAGTAGTAAATGATTTTGCAATAAATCCTCTTGCTTTTTCACCATCATCGGTTAAAACCTCTTCATTTGGGCTAAAATATCCAATAACATCATTTAAAATTAATTCTCCAGTTTTAGGATCAAAATATTCAACTCTACCACTTCCAGTTTTAGATTGATTATATACTAGTTCGTTAGAAATAAAATTTCTTGGTCTAACTCTAGAAGATATTGCACCTCTATATAATTCACCTGCATTTGTAACATTAATACTATCAATTATACCATTTGTTATCCCAGTTACTTCAATAACAGCAGTTTTATCTGGTCGAATAGAACCAACTTGTTTACCTACACCACTACCAAAAATATCTACTATTGGAGGATTAAGTAATTCGTTAGAACTATTTTTTCTAGAGTCATAATTAGAACCACCATTTAAAATTGTTGTTGATCCAATGCTTCCACCATAATTACTAATTCCTAATTCTGCACCAGTCCCTCTTGGTTTTAATTTAATATTAAATTTTTTATCATTAAATAAAATTTTAAATAAAATTTTATGACCGTTTAAACTACCTTTAGCAGAATAAAAACTTTTTATTTTTGAGATAAAAGCAGATACATCAATAGAATCATCAAGAACTTCTGGTAATAAAACAGCTAATTCAGATTTAATTCTACTAAAGAATTCATTTGCATATGCAAATGCAATATTGGTTACTGTTTTATCAGTTTTATGAGATGCAGCGGTAGAAGCAGTTAATACTAAATTTGATTTTGGTATTGATTTTAATACCAGTGCTGAGGTACCTCTAGTACAATCAACAAATGTAGTATCTGTTTTACTCTCATAAAAAATTATTTCATCTCTAATTTGAATAAATCCACTCTTAGGAAATCCTACAGTGCTACTTACAGTAACTGTAGTATTACTATCAGTTAACGCTGAAGTTAATTTTGTTGTCTCAACTAATTTATTAGGTTTAAAATAAGATATATTATAATAATCAATGATATTAGCTACAATATCAAGTGGTTGATATTTAAGTTCTTGTGATTGGTAATATCCAGTTAAAAATGATATAAATTTACTATTATTTTCCTGAACAAAATTAGGAAACTGATTTTCAATCAGAGTTGAAATATTTGAAGGGCTTTCTTCTAGATAAATCATGAGCAGGAATATGGATTTGTTTCTGGAGTGTAGTCTTCAAGATCGTCATAATCATTAGGATCATTAATAATTGGATCGTCAATCACGTCATCTATAACTGGTGGAATGGATATGATTGGCAACTGTACAGTACTTCCACCAGGTCCTGGACCTAGAATTGGTGATGTTGGATCGCCGGGGACAATTCCACCATCCCCTGTATCACTATCACCTGGGGGTGGATCAGATAAAATATCATCACCTGGTAGAAATGGTCCATCATCATCAAGTAAGTCTGGAATGTCTGGATCATCATTACTATCCTCAACAATAATTTCTTCAATATCTACTTCCGGTACAACATCACCCGGTGTTGGGAAATCAATAACCTCAGGTATTACTACAATATTTATTGGATCCGAATCATCGTCAGAATCACAAGGTTGAATAGTATAATTTAATTCTCCTGTCTCAGGATTTATATCACCAACAACATCAATAACTACTCCATTCATATCAACCAAATAAATGTTAGTATCTATTTCACAATCTGCAGTTTTTTGACTTAGAGCAGCCAAAAATACAGGCACACCTATTCCTTTATGACAAAATGGGTCGGAAAGAGCAAAATATTTATCTTTAGAAGAAGTATTTAATTTTGTAGCAAAATCGGTAGTGTATTTTGTTAATACACCAGTTTCAAATTGAACACTTCTTTGTAGATATGTTGGAACATTTACATATTCAATTGCTTGATCTATAGATTTAAGTCTGCATCTTAATGATAAATCAGAATATTTGCCACCAAAAGAATTGAACTCTTTATTTTGTATATAATTTGATACAACTTCGTTTACTGATGATTGTAGCTCAGATACTCTATTTCTTGTTTTTGTGGAATCGTATATTATAATTGGTTTAATTACTACTTTATAGTCTTGAGGATCTACAATTTTTACTGTTATAGACCCGACTTTAAATTTATCTAATTCTAATATAATTCTTTCTTTTTCACTAACACTTACTTTATCACCAACTTTTGGTAATATGGAAATGTAAATTTCTCCAAATCTTTTTGGTTTTAAATTTTCACCACCAATAACTCTAACAAGATCAGCATTTGGATAAATTCTCTGTATTATAGATTCATAATCAGAAACAGTAACTGCTCTCTCCTGTGATGCATAAGATCTAGGTGCCCTAAATTTTATAGATCGAGAAGTTTCAAAAGCAGATCCACCATCTGATACTTTAGATAATAACGTATATGAAATATCTCCATATGTTATATTAGTAGGAGTTCCTATTACAGGTACCCCCTTTACAACACCAGAAAATTTAAAATTAGTAATACCATTAGCTTCTTGGCCAGATGTGACCATATATCTTATTTTTATAATCTCGCCGTTTCTTACTTTTCGTCCGATTGCATCATCACCAAATATAACCTCATATTTTTGATCTTGAACTTCTTCCACGAAGAAAACTTCATCAGAATTACTAATATCTACAATAGTATTTTTCTTGGTATAATCTACTTCTTTATTATTAGTTGGATCTGATATTACAGCAACACGAATAGATTCTACATCAACAGAATTATTTGGTATGAAAAATCTTTGATTTTCATTTGATTCATCTACCACATAACTAATTGTTAATTCTGTACCTTCAAAAATTTCAACATCATCAAATGTAATTGATGATTTTCCTTTTGATGATAATTCTAATTTATCACGAAGTGTAAACGTATAATTTTTTCCCGCAGAACTAGCAGTTAAAACAGCACCTGGATCTATCCTAATAAATTCATAGTTAGAATATACTGAACGACTAGTATCAATAGTTATGTTTAATTTAACCCTAGAAGACGTATATGAGTTAGGTGTATACCCCAACCTTTTTGATATTGAAACAATATTATCACGAAGGACAGCAGTATCTAAATTTAACTCATTTGCTGCCATATTAACGTTATATGTCGTATATAACGTATTATATGCTAAGACATCAACTAACATTGATAGGTTTGACCCTTCAAAGTTATATCCAGTAAATTCTGATTTATTCTTGATGTAGTTCTTTATAGAACTCCTAACTTGATCAAACTCAAGCGCTGATATTATTGGTAGTTCCATTTAATTAACTTTCTCGAACTAAGATGAATGATAGATTTTGAACCTCTGGCGGCAAACCAACAATCAAATATTCAATATCAACGTCAAATTTATTTAAGTCATCATTCACATCAACAGTTATATTCTGTAAACTTATTCTTGGTTCATAAATTGAAAGTACAGTTTCTATCTCATCAATAAGTTTATTTGCCGCAATGTTAGTATTTAATTCAAATAGATATGATGTAGTATTGGTTCCAAGATCAGGATTAAAAGGTCTTTCACTAACTTGTGTTAAAACTAAATTTTTAACAGCTTGTTTAATTGCCTCTTCATTTTTAAGCACAACGATATCACCAGTCACTGGATTTTTGGTGAAATTAAAACTAAAATCTTTGAAAGATCTTGAAATTTTACCTAAAAATTCAGACTCTAATGATCTTTTGTTTGATACTGATCCGAGATACTGAGGCATTTATTAAAGTTTTTACCCGTATACTATATATGTCAGTTAGGAGGATGTTTCCGTCTCTGTTTTCCAAAAATACTCATCTGTTTTACCAAGACGACCCCACTTCGTGCCGTTTTCGACTTGGTAGTATTTAGTAGAAACTTTAAAATCGGGAGTTTTTGGAGTTTCGGGTGTAATAGAGAGATCATAAATTCGCATTCTATTATTTGGATATAGAGCAAACTGACCGTTTTCTATTAGCACACAATTATGTGATTTATGTTCGTCTGGAACTTCACTTACATTAGTGTCGATAGAATTAATATCATTATGATAATTATCCAATGTAAACAAATATTCTCCCTTTAGTAGTCCATGATCACGAGTTCTTAATTCAAAATCCATAGAAGCTATAAATTGTTTTTGAACCGCAATAACTCCATAATCCATACAATTCCAAAATTGCAGGTTAGGTAGGTCTAAATCGGGTTGAGGGGTCTCTGGGCGGTCCAGGAACGCACTGATTGGGAGCTTATCATACATTGCACCATATTCTGGTAAATAGGTCTCAAAATAAAAAGCACGTCCAGGTATGGACTTTGCCGATACCCAGACGCCCTCTACAAATTCGCCAAAACCAGATTGATGATCAGTGAGATATTCTTTTCTCACATACACTTTTTTCGCTGGTAAATTGACGACTAAATTCATTTACCTTGACCTCGATATGCTTTTTTAGCACTATTACGAGAAGTTGCCGCATGTTTGGTATTTTGAGAATTACCTTGACGGGTCATTTTTGGTTTTCCGGGAATGTAGTTCCCATTTTTCATCATTGCCATAAGATTTATTCGATTAACAACAGTATACTATAGGAAGAGCATTAGGTCAAGACTCTCGGGTTACCAGATACCCTCTTATGGAAACAAGTATCAAAATCTCCTATTCTGGTAACAGGAAATCCATTCATCAGGACTCTTGGTTGCGTTGTTGTAGTAACAGCAATGTGAGTTGGTTTTGAGTCATGTGGTGCTACAATATCACCGACTGTACTAGTTGGTCTTCCACCTACAATAATATTTGGAGTTGCTGTAGAAATTACTGGAGCAGCATGACTATTGATGTCTCCTATACAAACTTGTGGTCTAGGCATTATGCTTCCCTCAAACTAAAGACTGTGTATTGTGCTATACTAAAACCTCGTTCATAACTAGTTATAGCAGGTGGTGACCCAATTATTTTAGTTGGATCTGGAGAAGCTCCAAATATAGAAACAAGTCCAGTCCCTTTAAACCAATTCGGTTTTTGTGCTTCAAATACATCACCAATTTTTGCTGAATCTAAACCAGCGGCTTTTTCCCAGAGTGTATTACCTAATTTTTCAATTTTGTATTTAACCCCTTTCTGCATTTCCCCAGCAGTAATGCTACTTTCAAAGCCAGGAGATGTGCCGAAACATCCCCTTTTGCAGTTATCAAACGATGTCTCAGTTTTTGAACCGTAATAGATAATTTCCTCTCCAGAGTAAGAAAATATAGAGTTATAGTTTCCAGTTTCATTTATAAGTATTTTTTTAGTATATTTTGGAATAATTAGGTATCCACTAGAGAAAAATCCTGCAGTAGATGCTACTTTAATATTATTGTCACCTCTTTTTAATTCATCAGTTAATTTAGCAAGTAATGGTTCATCAATAAATGGGTTACCTTTATTTAAAATTGTCTCACCAATCATTTCAGAAATTTCATTCATCCTAAAATGGAACATTTTATAATGGTCCATTTGATAATTTACATTTGGTAACCAAATATTTTGTGGATGAACAACAGCTGTTGGTAAAGATAAACTAGAATGTTCAGGTTTTTCTTTGTGATTAAGATCTCTTAATTGTGGTGGTAAGAACCAGTTAGTGTTAATAGTATAGTTGTTTGGCCATGCAGTTCTATCATAAAATTGTATATCAGTACCATTAGTTGGATTTGTCCAATTTGCAGTAACAGTTGCAATTCCGTTAGGACATGTAGCAGTTACAACAAGCGTTACAGGATCATTAGTACTAGTAATGGTTTCTACATATCCACCTACATCTTTAGTAATATTTACTTTTATATTAGTAGTGTGATTAGCACCAGTAAAAGGAAAAACTGTTTGATCGGGTGTAGAAGTGCTCCATTTTGGCTTAGACCTAAAAACCATCGTTGGTTGATTATGGGTTGTAGTTGGATCTAAGTTAATTGTTGGATCAAGTGCTCTATTATCAGAAAATTGTACATCCGATGTAAAGAATTTAACCCTATCCATTGCTGGTGGTATGTTTCTAAAGTTAGATGTTTTGAACGTTATACCAGAAGAGTCTTCACCCTCGATTTGTGGGGGTAAATTTGTAACTTTTTGTTTAGGAATTGACTCTCTTACTTTACTTGATCCTTTTTGTATCCTATTAAACAAAGAATTTTCATTAGTAATCAACCGTTTATAGTATTCTTCCGATAAAATAGATGATTGTGAGAGTGATTTTGACACAATTTCACTAAAACGGTCTTTTACATCGTTTAAAGTATTAGATTGCGACTCAGATGGGTTAAGAATTTCATTTTCTTCCACACAAACATCACTAATTCCAGAATCAACGGATTGCAAAGCAATATTAATATCTTCTGCCTCTAAAAATGGGTCATAAGATTGAAAATATTCAAGATCAATTTGATCACGACACACATCATCTTCAACTAATACCGCTTTTTTTCCGTTTAAATTAGTTTGTACGTATGAATTAATAAAATTATACAAAACAATGATGTTACGACCAGATATTTCATACACTTCACGGAATGTTTCATAAAGATCTATGTCAAGTGGAGCATTAGTGAATGAAAGATAGATTGATGCAATCTTATATGCATCATCTGTTTCTGGTCTTGTTAGTAAAAATTGACCTGTTGTTTTAGAACCATCATCCCAAAGAATACTTCCTAGGGTATAATCACCAGTTTCTTCTTCTAAAACATATTTTTCACAGAATGGATCCGCAGAATAGAAAACTGGTTGATATGTTACACTCTTTTTATCAAAACTAAAGTAAGTTCCTACAACTGCTGAACGATTTGTAATACCTTTACCAGCACGTACTATAATTTGTGCGCCTTTATCAGTAGTATGAGTAGAGTCTGCAGTAAAAGATCCACCACTAATAGTAGCATAACATAGTGTATGTTTACTAACTCTATTAACTTCGTCGTTAATTACAAGTATTGATTTTAAATCGGATGATTTTATCTTCTGATTTAACCAAACTATTCTATTTGTGGGGTCTACTGCAACAACTCTAGTACCTTCCTCAAGTCCTTTACCTCCAATTTTCATACGATGTGATATATCATCAACATCATCTAAACGTACCCAAGATTGAGCATTAGAATAATCTGAAGATGTATAACCTAAATTGATAAATCTTGCCTCACTGACTTTTTTATCAACTCTTCCAGGAGTAGAAAATTGATTTACACTACGTCTTAGTCCAGTAGCAACAACATAATTGACAACATTATTAATTGTTGCACCACTTACAGTATCACCAATAGAAACTAAATCTGTTGTACCCTCTTCAAGACCTTCTAGAGTAACTGTAAATGATCGAGCAAATGTATTATTACCATTTTCTGTCTCAAACCAAACACGAATACTATTCTCACTTTCAACTTTTACTTTAGCAAGTTGAGGATTTGAGGTTACTCCAGATGCAGTTAGATTAGAATCTACAGTTACAGAAACATCTCGCGCACTAGTAACCTTCTTATTGTTAAATGTGATTAGATAATGTTTTCTTCCTTTCTTAAAATTATTTGCTCCTTCGTCTGATTTAGATTTTGATTCAATCTGTACAGTGCTAACTGAAGACGTTAATGATATATCTTGATTTAAACTGTCATTAAAATCATGAAGTATACTAGCAACTACACTGGAACTATTTCCACCCTTACTTTCTACGTAATTAAAGAAAATGCAATCATCATCTGTACCACCATGATAGATGATTGGACTTCCTATCTTCTCACTAACATTATTTGATACACTATCAATTTTAAATGTTGCGTTAGTATCATTCCCATCAGTATCTTTTAAGATAATTTTATTACCACTTACAGTATAACCACCACTATTACCATTTAATTTTACATCATATGTCTGACCTGCTTCCAATAAAACATTTTGTGTAGTCTTACCAACTTCACCACCACCATCACGAATCCATATCTTACCACCAAACTCTACAGTTTCAATTGCTTTACCATAAGCATTGGGATCATCATCCCATTCTAATGTAAATGTTGCTAATGAACTGCCTGTACCAGTAACATTTAAATTACCACTACTATCAAATGATGGACTAACTTCACCATTACCACCCTGAACTCTTCCTAGTGAGTCGAAGACAACTGGTTCATATACCCAATCTGATGTGCCATCTGTACCACTACCAGGTACAATCCAATATATTTCACTGTCTACACCTGTTAAAGTTAAATCTGCACTAAATGTTGCAGCATGTTCATATTGTGTATATGTGGTTGTAGTTGTACCACTGCCGGGGATCTCTTCTCCTTCATCATCAGTCTGATTAGCACTTGTACATGTTACTGATTCTTCTACAATACCAGCAATCTTTCTTGGTTTGATTGTGTGTGAAGTAGGCCAATTAAAGATATGTTGAAAATATTGTTCCTCATACGTATCATTTGGTTTACTTTCTAATTCAAATTTTGGTATCTGTTCATTATCACCAACACCTTGAATACTTTGTGAATATAGGTATTGACGTTCAAGAATTGAAGAGATATCAAAATCTCCATCTACATCATTAACTGCCGTTGCTAAATTAAAACGACTCATATTAGGCATACGTCTAGAATACGTAATCGCCTTGATAGGATTACCATAACTATCAGTACCGCTAAGACTACTGCCGACATCCCCAACTTCAAAATAACTATTCTCTACTAGATCAGTTATATTTTGAGTTGAAGGAACCGCAACTGTATTACCATCATCATCAGTACTAGTTGTGGTAGTCTGAAAAGTTACCTTACCCGTTTTACTATGATTGGGTTTTGGTCGAGTATTTTCAAATCTATCCCTTGTTTTCTGTGCCATATCCTAAAGAAATTCGCGCTGTTACTCACCTACCTTATGTAGGCGCAGGCCCGGAAGTCCATCATAATCCCAGAATTGCCACTCTAAGATATCTCCTTGACGCCATTCCATCTCTTCTAAGAGATCTTGAGGAAGTTGTACCATATACTCTTCCGAGTTTTCATCGAACTCTACCTCAGTAGTTGTTATATCATATGACATAGTTAATTACTAATACACTTTCAGTATATATTAAAGTTCTTCTTCCTGATTTGTTAATACTGTGCAATTACTTGTAGGATATGTCACACATGTGAGAATATATCCTTCTTCTAATTGTTCATCATCTAAAAAGAATTGCTCACTTGCATCGACTGTACCTTCTACAACTTTTCCGCAACATGTAGAACATGCACCTGCACGACATGAAGATGGTGCATCAACACCCGCATCTTCTGCGGCATCTAATAGATGTTGATCTTCTTCACACTCAAATGTACTCTCGTCTCCGTTAGGAGTTCTAAAAATTATTGTGTAACTCATTTGTTTTATTAATTAACGTGAATTGTACCTACCATACCAGCACCTTGGTGCGGACCACAAAAGAACTCGTAATCTCCTGCATCTGCAAACTTAATGTCTTGCGATTCTCCAGGTGAAAACATTAACGATTCTCTCGATAAATCTGGACGTGACTCAACAATAATATTATGTGGTGGTAACATACCATTCACAAAATGAATTGTATCCCCTGATTCAATAGTAATCTCATTCGGTTCAAACACTAAATTACCATTTGATCCCATGGTTACATCTACTGCCCATACAGGTAATGAAAGGAAAAGAAAAGCTGTGAGTGCAATTAAAAATTTCATAAAAAAACTCTAGTTTATTCAACTAAACTATCTAGGTATTCTTTCTCTGATCTGTATAAAAATTTCATGTTTTTATCTAATATGATCTCGATTCCCTGACCTAATTCTGGAAGTAACCATTCATGCACTGGAAGACAATGCTGCCAATTAACTGGTTGTATACAGTTCATGACAGCTACACTCCAAAATGCTGAAAGATGTATCCATATACTAGTCATCTTGCTCAAAAATTGGTGGATTATATTTGAGATACTCACGAAATGTCATCTTCATTTCTTTCTCAGTCATTCCACAATGTTTTGCGGCTTCTGGAAGATTCATCGATGAATGATAAAGTCCTTCGTGTGCTTCCTTGACATTCTCTGGTGTCGTCTTCTTACGAACTTCTGTGAGTTTGTTTTTATTTACTTGAAGTAGACTCATAGGGGTTTTTTGGCTGGGAAAATTTTTTTATTTTAGAGTGACATCGAGTGGTCGAATCTGGTCCGTTATAGATTAGGGTAGTGCGGCGTTTTCGCTCACGGACGGGGGACCAGAGGCCAGGCCCTCCCGTTTCCTCTCTTGACTCAGCCGGATGTCTTGAAGTAAGATGAGGCGTTGCCGGCGACGACTGAACGGGTCGCTGTCACAGCAGAGGGCGATGTCTGTCCTCGGCGGTTGGTGTTAGAGCGACTGCCTTTTGTCATGCTCATGGGTGTCTCACCCTTACGTGGACCACGTTGCTTGAGCACTGTGACCTTGACTGTCTTGCCGTTTGCCTGTAGGGCAGTGGCGATGTCGAGCAGGTTCTGAGTGGCGGTTGTCATGTGGTTTGTTTTGTATGTGGCTATTGTACAGGGTAAGCGGTCAGATGTCAACGTCAGACCAGCAACTCAAGAGCAGGTGATGCAGCATCGATTGTCTCGTCGGCATAGACTCTCACCCAACGGATCGGATCACCAGCAGTCAGACGCCAGATCATCATGTCTCCATCCTCTCCCCCTGCCCTCCACTGTCGGCAGATCTCGTAAGCGTGTGAGATGTTGATGGCGTAGTCAGCACCCGCTTGATCGAAACATCCCCAGGCGTTAGGTTGGACAGCGAAGGTTGGCAGAGTCATGTGGGTTTGTTTCGTATGTGGCTATTGTAGGCCATAGCCCCCTCCTCTGAGAGGGCCGTTGTGACAGTTTAGAAATCGA